GCAACACACTCAAGAGTTACCTAGAGGTGCAACACCACCTAAAACACTTGAAGAACTTGAAGAGTTCAAAGAAAAGTACCCTGATGTATTTCAAGTTGTTGAAACAGTGGCAGGTGTACAATCTGAAGCTAAGATTGCAAAACTAAGACAAGACTTGGAATCAGTTAAACAGCGAGAGAAAAGTTTAGAAAAAGAAAAAGCTTTTGAAGAACTTCTTAGACTACATCCTGATTTTGATGATCTTAAAACAAATGAAAAGTTTTTAGGGTGGCTTGACGAACAGCCTACACAATTAAGTGACGGTATTTATAAAAACAATACTGACGCAAAATGGGCAGGTAAGGTCGTGTCTCTTTACAAAGCAGAGATGGGAATCTCTAACAAGAAACCTACTAAGTCTAAAGAATCTGATGCCGCAGCATCTGTGATAAGGCAACAGCCTAAAGACGTTGCAACAAAAGATTCAACTAAAAAGATTTGGAAAGGTTCTGACATCGCCAGACTTAAACCGTGGGAGTTCGAGAAGGTGGAAGCCGAGATTGATCTAGCACGGCAAGAAGGGCGAATTAATATGAACAGCTAAAACCTCAAAAATAGGGAGAGAGAAAATGGCTTTCGGAACTGCTGCAGGATACGGAAATTTACCTTCTGGTAATTTCGCTCCTCAGATATTTAGCCAAAAAGTTCTCAAGTTCTTCAGACGTGCTTCGGTTGCAGAAGATATTACGAATACTGATTACACAGGAGAGATTGAAAACTTTGGCGACACTGTGAATATTATCAAAGAACCAACAATAACTGTATCCAGTTACACAAGAGGTTCTGTGGTAAATACTCAAAACTTGGCTGACGATCAAATTACATTGACCGTTGACCAAGCTAACGCATTTGCATTTAAAATCGATGACATCGAGGAAAGACATTCGCATGTTAACTTTGAAGCATTAGCAACTTCTTCAGGTGCTTTTTCTTTGAAGAGAAAATACGATGCAAACGTACTACAAACTTTGTCAGACGGTGCAGGTATTGCAGGTGCTGACGATGCAAGTTTATCAGGTGGATTAACAACTACTAATTCAGCTTTAGGTACAGCGTCTGCTCCAATCAACGTGGAGACAGATGATGCAGGTATCAACCTCATGCTATTAATGGCTAGAGTGCTTGATGATCAGTCTGTGCCAGAAGAGAACAGATGGTTTGTTGCTCCTCCGATCTTCTACGAGAAGATGTTTCAAGCAGGTAACAAGATAGCAGAAGTACAGGTAACTGGCGATGCTTCTTCAAACCTAAGAAACGGACTTGCAACTCCGGGTACACTTGCAGGCTTTAGTTGCTACAAGTCTACTGCATTAAATAGTACAGCAGGTACTGACCAAGTAACATTATCAGGTGTCGCTACAGACGCTTCTGAGAATATTATTATGGCAGGACATATTTCTGCTGCGGCTACAGCGTCTCACATCGCAAAGACTGAAGTGGTACGTTCAACTGAATCATTCTCTGATGTTGTTAGAGGGTTACATGTTTTTGGAAGAAAAGTCCTTAGACCTGAAGCTCTTGTACGTGGCATCATAGATTTTGCTTAGTAGGGAGGATTAACTATGGCTACAATAGATAGAACTCCTAACGGAGGAACTGCAGGTCATCCTGCTAATATCGCAAGACCTTACGTAATGACTTCACAAGTTCATGATACTGCAGATGGTGGTACAGGAGGAGACGTTGTTCAATTGATTGACGTTCCTGCTGATACTATGATCGTTGCAGGTGCTTTAGAAGTTTTAGAAGCAAGAGGTAATGGACAGATTACTTTGGATGTGGGTTTTACAGGTGGTGATGTGGACTGTTTTGTTGACGGTTCTGCATGTGCTGCAGGTTTTACACCATTCTTAGAAGCTGCCGTTGGTGCTTCTGGGTCTAATGCTAGAATTTTAACTTCAGCAGACACTATCGATGCGTTAATTCTCGATGGTGGATCAACAGGTGAATCTGCACTACGTTTTAGAATACACGTAGTTTTGGCAGATATATCTGCTAATCCTGTAGAATCTGCTACAGTTTCAACTGGCACATAAACTACTAAATGATTGGGGTGGGCAACCACCCCCTTCATATATCATGGGGGAAGATTTTTGATAATAAAGGCGAGCAATGTTATTACAAATATTAACCAAAGAAGATGTAGACAAGTGTCTAAAACTTTGCCCAGACATGGAAGATGGTAACAAGACACAACCATTAAAAGGTGTCAAAAAGAATACAGAGTCAATAAAAATTGAAGATGAGGTAAGAAACCTCGTAGCTTCACGGATTGTAAATAATCCATTTGTTGATTCAGTAATATGCCCTAATCGTGTATCAGTAAACTTTTACAACAATTATACAAAGGGTGATTACTATAATAAGCACATAGATAATTTTAAAGCAGAGCCTAAAATAAATCATGTGTATTTTGATTACGGTTTTACAGTCTGTTTATCAGACAACTACGAAGGTGGAGAATTTGTACTTGACAATGAAATAGGTGAAGTACCTTACAAACTAAAAGCAGGTCAAGTTTTATTCTTTCCAATAATATACCCTCACAGTGTTAACAAAGTAACAGAGGGGTCACGAAAAGCATTGATAGGTTGGTTATCTACCAATGTTAGTTACGAACAAAGTTTTGTGTTGCGTAACTTGTATGAAGTAAATGCTCATGCAATAAGTAACAAACAACACAATTTAGCCGTTAAGTCTACACTTGTACAAAACTATTTAAAGAAACAGTGGGGTAGATAAGATGGCATACTTGATAAGTAACATACCACACTTTAAGTGTTGGGTACGAAAAGAATTTACACATAACCACCAAATGTATCATGGTGAATATTTACACGCACTAGCAATAGCCGTGAACACAGTACCAGACAGATGTCTTAGCTTTCAAGTCGTATTTACAGGATGTGAAAGCGATGACGATGAAAACGAACAGAACGTACACGGTGGTGCAATGTGGGCAAGGATGCCGATAACAGCACTCGTTGCTGATATACCGTACGAAGAGTGGCCGCAGAAAATGCCAACGCATTTGGCTCAACCGTGGGATTGCAGTTCACATCATCATTCGGTAATGAAGTTAGATAGAGTTAGTTCTTCTCCGTGGATTTGTAAGATAGACGGAGAGTTTCACAAAGGACAATATCTGTTTACTGTAGACTACACAGAAAGTGACATAGCAGATGATCCTGCACAACACAAACAAAGTCACGTGTTACAGTTAATAGATGCAGGAGATTGGACAGGTAACATCGTTGCCCTACCAAATAACAGAGTGAGAGCAACAAGTCCTGCACTCTGGGAAACTGGCGAAGGACCTCCAGACTTTAGACCGAGCCAGTATATACATAATGCAGAGATACACGAAACTTACCTAGATCCTGCAATAACATTTGATAACTTATACTCGGAGAATAAATAATGCCAATAGTAATAAAACCAAAAAAAATGATGGTTAGCAAAAATGCTACCAAAGGTGGTGGTGGAATGGACATCGCTACTAAAAGAGATGCTTTAGCAGATAAATTTACAAAAGCACTAAAATCTGCTATGGGAGCAGGTAGATTGTCTAATCAAGACATAGAAAGAGCTATAAAAATGGGTAAAGAACAAGCAATGGGTGAAAGACCTAAAAAAGCAGGTGGTGGCAAAGCTATGAAAAAGAAAAAAATGATGGCTAAAGGTGGCACTGCAGGTGGTAAAAAACAAATGATGATGAAAGGTGGCAAAGCCAAAAAGATGATGATGGGTGGTGGCAAAGCTAAGAAAATGATGGCAGGTGGCGGCAAATCCAAAAAGTACATGGCTCGTGGTGGTAAGGCTAGATAGCCATGACCAAGAAACGTGGGAGCATGAAAGGGTACACCATTAAAAGTGGTGATAAACGACCCACCAAGTCTGGTGCAGGGATGACCAAGAAAGGTGTTGCAAAATACCGTAAAGAGAATCCCGGAAGTAAGCTCAAGACTGCTGTAACAGGCAAGGTCAAACCCGGAAGTAAAGACGCAAAGAGACGTAAATCCTTTTGTGCCAGATCTGCAGGGCAAATGAAAAAGTTCCCCAAAGCTGCTAAGAATCCAAATAGCAGATTACGACAAGCAAGGAGACGATGGAAATGTTAACTGAAATTAATTTCATATTGTTTAAGTTTTTTAATAAAATCAGTAATAATTTTTATAGACGTTATGTGAATATGCTACATAAGTCTCAAGGAAGAATCTAGTGTTATCGGCTCTCATAGGACCTATTAGTAGTCTCGCAGGCACTTGGTTTGAAAACAAACTTGCAAAGACAAAGGCAGACGGACAAGCTAAAGTTGCAGAAGCTAAAGCAAGAGCAACCGTTGCAGAGAAAGTAGCTACAGGTGAAGTAGCTTGGGAAGGCAAAATGGCAGATGCCACAGTAGATTCGTGGAAAGACGAATTTGCTTTGGTTGTACTACTTTTACCTGCCATACTTGTGTTCATCCCCGGAATGAGAGACTATGTAAAGGAAGGGTTTCAGATATTGGCAACGTTACCTGATTGGTATCAATACCTATTGTATATAGCTATATCTGCATCGTTTGGAATTAAAGGGGTAGGTCAAGCAGCAAAAATGTTGAAAAAAGGAAAGTAACATGGCAGTAAAAAAGAAAGCTAAAAAGAAGAGTGGCTCTAAGCCAACAAATCCAAAGTTATATGCTAGTGTAAAAGCAGAAGCAAAGAAGAAGTTCAAGGTCTATCCAAGTGCATATGCAAACGCATGGCTTGTGCGTACATACAAGAAGCGTGGTGGTGGATACGCATGAGCCTAACCAAATGGTTCAAAGAAGATTGGCGTGATGTCAAGACTGGCAAGAAGTGTGGTCGGTCTGGCAAAGAAAAGAAAACACGCCCATATCCTGCGTGTAGACCCAAAGCCGTTGCAGGTAAGATAAGCAAAAAAGAAGCAAGTAAGAAAACAGGACCTAAAGCAGTAAAGTGGTCAGTTACTGCATCAGGTAGACGAAGAAAGAAAGCTGCAGAAGGTGGCAGAATACACAGAGGTAGAAAGGTAGAAATGGCATGAGTGAAAAAGAATACTCTAATCAACCACGAAAACCTCAATTTGGAGCTTACTTAAATTTAAATCAAGGCAAAAGAAAAAAAGTATCAGGTAGTTTATACTATGAAGGTAGAAAGTCAAAAGATGAAATAAAACCAAATAAGTATGTTACTGTTAAACAAAAACAAAAAACAAAATCATTAAAAGGTAATTTAAGTTTTGATTTAAAACCACTAAGAGCCACAGTATTTGGAAGCACTGCAACAACAAAGGGGTTGTTTCAAGAAAAAGTACCATTTGGAACATACGAAGGAACATGGAAAAGCATAGAAAATAATATTGGTGGTGCGTTGGGTTATCAGGTTGATGAGAATAACAGAGTCGGAATACAACTTAACAAAACATTTTTTGAAAATCAAAAAGGTAGTGCAAACGAAGTTAATTTAAATTACTCTATAAGAGATTTAGGTGGAGGAGATCTTGTTGTTTCTTTAACAGGCAAAGATCCGTTTAGTGGTAAAAAAACGAAAGCAATGAATTTACAATACAGAGTGGATTTTTAAGATGAAGTATGACGCAGATGAATTTGTAGAAATGGTCGCCAAGCACGAGGGCATAGTTCTTGAACCTTATAGAGACATTTTAGGCATAAGCACAATCGGTATAGGTAGAAACTTAGAGGATGGTGGCATCACGGATGTTGAGCTAGACTACATAGGTAAGACACTTGAAGATATACTTAAAGTAGGTCTTACACAAGAAGAAGCATATTATCTGTGTCGAAACGATATAAATAATGTAGAAAAAGAATTACTCGAAAGAAAACCTGTTGTAAATCAACTTGATTCTGTACGACAGATGTGCCTTGTAGATATGGGATTTAATATGGGTGTTCCTCGTCTTATGAAATTTGTTAAGATGTGGGGAGCTATAGAGGTGGGTGATTTCTACGAAGCAAGCGAACAGATGCTTGATTCACGTTGGGCAACGCAGGTTGGAAAACGCAGTAAGGGTTTAGCAGAGATGATGAAGTTGGGGTATGAGTTTTATGGCAGGTAAAAAACGATGCGAGACTTGCGAATGTTACGACTGCGATTGCGAAGAATGTTCATGCGATTGTCATCACAATGATAGAGTTTCTCCTGATCTTCATGATCGACACGAGAGTGATAAACCAAACACAGAGATTTGACAACATTGACACGTGTCTTTACTTTGCAGAACGTTTAACTAAACAATCAACAATACCATATAAGGATGGCAATAGAAAAATAACGGCTTATTGTAAGCCAATAAATAAGTAAGGGGAATACTATGTTAGCAGAACTTGCAGCGGCAAACGCTGCTTTTTCGGTGATCAAACAATTTGTATCCAACGGAAAAGAACTTTCAGGTTGTGCTAAACAGATCAGTGATTTTGTATTTGCAAAAGAACAAATTGAAAAGAAAGCAAGTAACAAACAAGGTGCAAGTGGTGATCTAGAAGAGTTCATGGCTCTTGAGCAAATAAAAGAAAAAGAAAAAGAACTCAAAGAGATTATGATATATTTAGGTAGACCGGGATTGTGGCAAGATTGGCAAGCCTTTCAAGCTGAAGCACGTAAATCTAGACGCTACGCAGAAAAGGTAAGAGCTAAAAGACGTGAAGAAATATTTGAATACATCACATATACTATAGTATTTCTTATGATAGTAGGCTTTGTTTGTTTGTTAGCTGCTGTATATATAAACCATAAATAGATTGACATTTAGGCAGTCTATCTGTATAATCCTAAAAAGGAGTACCCCATGAAGAAATTAGCCGCACAAGCATTAGCTTTCCAATATCAACTACAAATTGAAAACGCACAGACCGTACTAAACAACAGTAACGCTGCGTTAAATTTAATTGATCAATCTTTGCACGATATCATAACTGCCAATGAGAAATTAAAAACATTAAATACTATGATGTCTAGTGCTATCAAAGAAATAAAAGAAGAAGAAAAAGCTTCATAGTGGCTAAGAAAAAAGACCCTAAAGTAGGCACAGGTAAGAAACCTAAAGGTAGTGACAGACGTTTATACACGGATGAGAATCCTAAAGACACGGTTAGAATCAAATTTGCTACTCCGTCTGATGCCAGAGCAACGGTTGCGAAAGTTAAAAGAATCAATAAACCGTATGCGAGAAAGATACAAATTCTTACAGTCATGGAACAACGTGCAAAAGTAATGGGTAAAACAGAAGTTGTTGCAATAGCAAAGCGAGCCAAAGAGCAACTAAAGAAGGCACGTAAAAGTGGGTAACTACAGAATAATTAAATTAAAAAAAAAATTTACGTTTACTAATACCTGTTGATACCAAACCTTACAAACTACTGACTCCTGAAGAAGTAGTAGATATCAACAAAAAACTAAATAGTCCGTTACGCAAAGCTCAAAAAAGACGACACTATTTAGAAATTAAAAAAGTTCAAGAGAAACTTAAACATGGCAAGCAGTTATCTAGTATTAATCAACAACGTACTAAGAGATCTAAACGAAGTAGAACTAACAAGTAGCACGTTTAGTTCATCACGTGGTATACAAACTGCTGTAAAAGATTACGTTAATCGTGGCATAGACGATATAATAAATGCAGATACTGAATGGCCCTTCACAGTTGTTAACAAAAGTTTTACAACAACTGCAGGCACACGTCTTTATACTAGATCTGCACTAAGCACAACAAACACAAAAACGGTAGACTTTGACAGTTTCACATTTCTTGAAGCTGCAGATAAAAAAGAAATTACACTTGAGTATATAACTTACAGTGAGTATCTTGACAACTACCACGAAAGAGATACAGACCCAACAGGTAATTCACGAGCCATACCAGTGTATGTCTACGAAGATCCACAAAACAATATAGGCTTGTCTCCTGTTCCTGACAAAGCAACATACACTGTAAAATATTATTACTACGCTACACACACAGCATTGAGTGGGTCAACTGACACATCTTCTATACCAACTCGATTTGAAAATGTAATAATAGAAAGAGCAAAATATTATGCGTTTACTTTACGTGGTGATGTACAAAATGCACAACTTGCACAGATGCAATTTGAAAAATCAATTAAGCGTATGCGTGTCGAGTTAATTAACAAACAATTATATATGAGAGCCGTCTAATGCCAGAGCTAAGTCAGACAGGTGCGTTTCCCTTTGTATGTGAAGGTGGGTTAGTCCTTAACCAATCTACATTTATAATGAAACCCGGTCAAGCACTTGAGCTTCTTAACTTTGAGCCTGACATTGAGGGTGGCTACAGAAGAATAAGTGGTTTTAGCAAATACGTAACTGCTGTTGTACCACAGACAAGTGCATCAAGTGAAGAGGTGCTTATGGTTGCAACGTTCGGATCAAGCGTTGTTGCAGCAAGAGGTGAAAAGATATTTACTGCCACTCCCGGTGGTTCAAGTTGGACAGAACGTGATACTGGTAGAACAAGTGCAGGATCTTATACATTTCAAAGATTTAACTTTGATGGCAACGACAAGTTAATTGTTGCAGATGGTGCAAACGCACCGACAGTGTTTAACACATCTTTTAGTGCGACAGATGTAAGTGAAAGTTCTGTATCTGGTGCAAAGTTTGTGACTGCATTTAAAGATCATATGTTTTACGCAGGTAAGTCAAGCACACCTCAAGAAGTTGTATTCAGTCAACCGTTTGACGAAGATGCTTTTAGTGGTGGATCTGGTGCAGGTAGCATTAAAGTTGACGATACTATAACAGGACTTAAAGTATTCCGTGATAACTTATTTATATTTTGCGAAAATAGAATATTTCAACTCACTGGATCATCACTATCTGATTTTGCAGTTAAACCTGTAACAAGAAATATAGGCTGTGTAAACGGACAAACCATACAAGAATTTGCAGGTGACCTTATATTCTTAGGTCCTGACGGATTACGTACCATCGCAGGTACTGCAAGAATTGGTGACGTTGAATTAGGTACAATAAGTTCTAACGTGCAAAGTTTGTTTGATACTAACTTAGCTAACTCTGGTAGTTTCACATCTATAGTTATACCAAACAAAACACAATACAGAATATTTTTTACAAAGTCAGGTGTGGCAGAAACTTCTACAGAGGGAGTTATATGTGTTCTTAGAGGACAGCAGTTTGAGTTCTCAGAGATAAAAGGTATAAGACCAACAGCCACAGATACGTTTGTATCTTCAGGTAATGTTATACCACTACACGGATCAGGTGATGGATTTATATACAGACAAGAGTCAGGTGACGATTTTGATGGTACGGCTATAAACGGAAGATATCGTAGTCCAGATCTTACAATGAATGATCCGGGAATACGAAAAAACATGCAAAGGGTAATAATAAACTATGCACCTGAATCATCTATAGATGCAGATTTGTTTATTAGATATGATTATGAAAGTAGACAGTCTGCACGACCTGCAGCCTATCCTTTAGATTCATCAGATATAGCGGCAATATATGGCACAGCAGTTTATGGAACACCCACTTACGGTGGTGCATCACAACCTCTTGTAAGACAACCTGTTGAAGGATCAGGATTTGCTGTTGCATTACGAGTTAACGATGGTGGATCAACAGCACCGTATTCGTTAAAAGGATTTCAATTAGAATACCAACTAGGAGCAAGAAGATAAATGGGAGCTACGTATACACGACAATCTTCTTACACTGACGGAGACGTTATAACTTCGGCTCATACCAATGATGAGTTCAATCAGTTATTAGCAGCCTTTCAAGCATCGAGTGGACATACCCACGATGGCACAGCCAACGAAGGTGGACCTATTACAAAGCTACTAGGCAATACGCTTACGTTCGGTGCAGGAACTGCAGGAACAGATATAACAATTACATTCGATGGTGAAACATCAGATGGTGTCCTTAAATGGATGGAAGATGAGGATTATTTTGAATTTAGTGACGACATACTTATTGCTTCTACAGAGAAGTTACAATTCAGAGATACAGCTATATACATCAATTCGAGTGCCGATGGACAACTCGACCTCGTAGCTGACACAGAGATACAGATTGCGGCCACAACAGTTGACTTGAACGGTAATTTAGATGTGTCAGGATCACTAACGTTGGGTGGCACTGCAATAACATCTACTGCTGCAGAGCTAAACATACTTGATGGTGTTACGTCTACTGCATCAGAGTTAAATCTGGTAGATGGTATAACAGCAGGCACAGTATCTGCATCAAAAGCAGTCATAGTAGATTCTAACAAAGACATAAGTGGTTTTAGAAACCTAAGTATTACAGGTGACTTGACAGTTGCAGGTGATGATATCACTATGGGAACTAACACTGCAGGTCATTTACTTATTGCAGATGGCACAAACTTTAATTCTGTAGCAGTCGGTGACTTATCGGAAATATCTACAGTAGCAAATGATGATGTATTTTTAGCAGTAGATACTTCAGGTGGTGGTCTTAAAAAGATTACAAGAAGTGCAATAGTATCAGGACTTGCTACATCAGGTGCTATATCTAATGTATCAGAAGATAGCACCCCTCAACTTGGTGGTAATCTAGACATGAATGGCAACGATATCGTTACCACTTCAAATGCTACAATAGATTTAGCACCAAACGGAACAGGTACAGTCGTTGTAAGAGGTAACACTAATTCAGGTAGAATAGTTTTTAATTGTGAAAGTAATAGTCACGGACAAACATTAGCTTCACAACCTCACTCAGCAAGTGTGACAAACACTATGTTACTTCCTGCAGGTTCTAGTTCAACGTTAGTATCTCTTGTATCAACAGACACACTTACAAACAAAACATTAACAAGTCCAAAGATAAACGAAGATGTAGCGTTAACATCTACTGCAACAGAGTTGAACCTATTAGATGGTGTGTCAGGATTAGTACAGGCTGACTTCACAAAATTAGCTGCAGTAGACTCAACTTCTACAGAGTTAAATTTAGTTGATGGTTCATCTGCAGGTACAATCGTAAATAGCAAAGCAGTTATCTACGGTTCTAGTGGTGAGGTAAATGCAACCACATTACAAATAGCAGGAACATCTATTACATCTACTGCGACAGAGTTGAATTTACTAGATGGTGTGTCAGGGTTAGTACAGGCTGATTTTACAAAATTAGCGGCAGTAGATGCAACTGCCACCGAATTAAATATCATGGATGGTGATACATCTGCTTCTTCTACAACATTAGTAGATGCAGACAGAGTAGTAACAAACGACAACGGAACAATGAAGCAGGTTGCTTTATCTGATGTCAAAACATATTTAACTAGTGCAGGATTTAGTACAGAAGATCCAACAGCACTTGCTATAGCGTTAGGATAATATCATGGCAAACACATTTAAAACAGTTACATTTGCTGCTGAACCTGCATCTTCGGGTACTCCGTATGTAATGTACACAGTGGCAGGAAGCACCACAACTGTTGTTCTAGGTTTAGTTCTCGCAAACATACACACTGCTCAAGTCACAGCTACTGTAAGGTTGGTTAGTGATACAGGCAGTAGAGGTGGCTCAAACAATGTAACCAACGGAACAAGTATCATTGTGAAAGATGCACCTATACCTGTTGGAGGTAGTTTGGAACTACTAGCAGGTAACAAGGTTGTATTAGAAACAACAGACCAAATAACAATAGACTGCTCCGTAGCAGATAAAGTATCAGGCACATTAAGTATTATGGAGATAACATAATATGGCATACATAGGAAATACATCACCTAGTAGGTTTGTATCCAATAGAGCAGCATCTGTGTATTCAGGTGATGGCTCTACAACTGCCTTTACATTAGAACAAGCAGTGGCACAAGATGAAGATGTCCTTGTATCAGTAGCC